GTCCACGTAGCGGAACGGCTCGCGCTCGTCCAGATACTGCCGGCCGGCGGCGTCGGTCAGGACGGTGCAGAAACGGTAGCGGGACTCGGGAAACATGTGCGCCATGTCACAGCCCCCACGTGCGGAACATCCCGTTCGTGAGATGGTCCTGCATGGTGATCCGCCCCATCGGCGCCTCCTCGAACGAGACCGACGCGGCCCACGCGCGCAGGCGCCCCTCGGCGTCGCAATCCTCGAACGTGAAATCCACCGAGATCAGGCGCACCCGCAAAGTCAAGAGACCGGGGAGGCACAAGATCCCGGCAGGCGCGGCCGCCTCGATCGCGCCGCTCGGCCCGGCGCCCGGGTAGGCCATGGCCTCCAGGAACCGCCGGTCGTCCTCCATCATGCTTGCGATCGTGGCCATGTCGCTGCTGCTGCCCTCGCCGGTTCCACGAGCTGCGCCCGCGATCGTTTCCTTCAGGATGGTGAGGGCGTTCTGCTTGATCTCCAGATCGATCGGCACGTTGTCGGTGCTGGTGTAGCTGGCGTAGCCGTGCGACATGCCCAGCGGCGTGGACTTTTCCCAGTTGACGCGCAGGGCCTCGCGCACGGGCGCGGGCCTGAACCAGAAATCCATGGTGTCCCGGAAGTCGCCGGGCGGCGAGTCGTACAGCAGCAGGTTGCGCAGGTAGCCCTTGGCCTCTTTCTTGGTCCCCTGCGCAGCGAGCGATCCGAGATTGCTACCCTTGGGCTTGCGTTCCGGGGCCTCGTTCTTGGCGTCGTACTTTTGCCCCACGGTTGCCTCCTCAGATCAGGGCGTCGCCCTCGTCCAGCGACCGCGTGCCCTTGGCCGTCCCACTGTCGCCCACGGCGGTGGCGATCTTCTCGCGGTCCACGTACAGGTTGACGGGCCGACCACCCAGATCCTTGATCACCTTGGACATGTTGTCGAACACCTTGAGCCACTGCGCCTGGGTGCCCGCGTCCAGATTCCCGAAGGCCGTCTGGGCGCCGATCGGCCGCGCGCCGGCGGCCCACTCGCCGGCAGTCGTCCCCATGTACGTGGAGATCTTCTCCTGCTCGGCCATGAGCCCCTTGGCCTGCTCCAGGTCTCGGTCTTTGTAGTAGGCCTTCCGCTCCTCGGGAGTCATTCCGGCCGTGGTGTCGGCGCCGAACAGATCGCGGGCGTAGTTGCCGGCCTCGGTCTCGGTGGCGGTGAAGTTGCGCCCGTTCGCCTGATCCCGCATACCCTGCATGCCCAGCTGGATCTGGTCCTTGTCGCCCGAGATCAGGCCGGCGGCCACGTTGTAGGCGTTGCCCACGCCGGTGGCCACGTTGCCCACCAGCTCGCCGAGGAACGCCCCGACCACGCGCAGCGTGTGCCACACGAAATCGAGCACCCAGCCGATCACGCTCAACACGTCGGCGACCCTTTCGATCGCGCTGGCCAGCGTGTTGAACGCACCGACGGCGCCGTCGATCCAGCCGGCGATGTCCTCGCCTGTCACGTTGGACAGGCGCTCCACCACGACCCCGATCACGTCGGCCAACTCGCTCAACACGGTGAGCGCCGTTTCGCCGAACGAGGCTAGGCGCCGGCCGGCTGTGGCGCCGGCGGCTCCCCACTTCGCCAGCTCCTCGGGCGTGTTCTGCCCCTCGCCGGTGAACACCGAAAAAATCGACTTGAACTTCTCGATCACCATGCGGGCCTGCGGGCCCAGCATCGTGATCCCTTCGTCGAACCCCTTTTTCAGACCGACCCAGAACGATTTCATGCGCTCCAGGAACCGCTCGAACCCGTGGACGAAACCGAGGACCCCCTGGTTCTGGGTCTTGCGCAGCTCGCGGCTGGTGGCCGCCGAGAGCTTGCCGTTGCTGATTATCTCCACGACCGACTTCCAGCCCAGCTTGATCTTGCCCACCATGTCGCGCCAGCTGTCGCCCACCCCGGTGGCGTTCTTGTTCACCGACCGGTACAGGGCATAGAACCCGATCGCCAGACCGCCCAGCAGGATGGTCAGGCCACCGAGGACGATCGCGGCCTTGACAGCCGAAAAGACGAGCCCGCCGAGGGTGACGCCAAAGAGCTTCATGGCCCCCATCGCCATCCCCACGTACCCCATGGCCTTCATGACCTTGCCGAACGCCAGCGAGAATCCCAGCATGGCGCGCTGCGCAGTTGGCGGGATCGCATTCATGAGACCGGAGGCCGCGTTCGCGGCGGCGGTCGCGCCTTCCTTGAACGGCCTGAGAATCGACTGGGACACCGGCCCGATCGTCTTGCGCAGGCGATCCATGGCGTTGTTCATGCGGTCGGTGGCGCCCTTGTAGTCGCTCGTGATCGCCTTGGCCATGCCCTCGGACACGCCGGTCGTGTTCTGCATTTCGGCGCCGAGGACGGCCGCCGCCTCGGCCCCGTATCGCATGGTCCCGGTGGCGTCCTTGACGCCACTGTTCAGGGTTTCCATGATCACGTTCAGACCGCCCGCCGATCGTCGATTGAAGATCCCGGCCAGCGCGGACGCCTTCTGCTCCTCGGTCCAGTTGGCGGTCTTGCCGGACAGGTCGCCGAGGATCGAGATCAGCGGCCTGAACTTTCCGGCGTCGTCGGTGACCTGCACGCCGATGCGCCCCAGCTCCTGCCGGACCTTGGGATCCGAAAGCTGGTTCATGGCCAGGTTCGCGGCCATCGCAGCCTTCTGCACGTTCGGAAATTTCTGCTTGATCAGGCCGACGGCGACCAGCGTGTCGTCGAAGCTGGCGTTGAGTAGAGCGGCGCCGCTGCTCGTGCCGGCGAGCACCGTTTGCATTTCCCCACCGAGGACCCCGAACCGGCCCATCCCGAAGGCCAGCTTGTCGGCGGTCTCGGTCGCCTTGTCCCCCGAGATGCTGAACTGGTCCATGACGTCGGCCAGCATACTGGCGGCGTCGGCGTTCCCGATGTTCGCCACGCGGGCCAGGTTCATCGTGGGCTTCAGTCGGTCGAACGCCGTCTGCGCGTTGCCCGTCTCCTCGGTCATCCGTGACCAGGCCTCGGCCGCGTTGTCCAGGTTCTTGCCGGCGAACCCCTCGCCCATGAGCTGGGATCGCAGCCCGGCCATGGCCTCGGCGGTAATGTTCCCGCGTGTCTGAATAAAACTAAGCTGCCGATCGAAGGCCGCGGTGTTCTCGGCGGCGTCGGTGACCAGGGCCGACATGCCGTCGCCGACCTTGGCCAGCTTCATGCCGATCGCGCCGATGCTCGGGCCGCCGGCGGCGTTCAGCGCCTTGAACGACTTTCCGAGGCCGCCCAGCATGGAGCCCATGGAGGTGCCGACGCGCCCGATCACTGCCGATGCCGCGTCCTTTGCGGTGATTACGAACCCGGCCCCCATGGCGTTCATGCTCATGAAATCAATCCTACGCTATCCAGGCGCCCCCTGGCCACGTTTTCCGGCTAGGCCCTTGACCTCGTTCCCCCTGCGCTCGGTCGCCCACTCGTAAAGCTCCAGGGCCTCCCCGAGGGTTAGCTCCCCGGTCTCGGTCCAGGACATGCCCAGGCCGCCCCCCAGGGTGGGAATCCAGCACAGCGAGGCCCGCAGGTCCCGCAGGGTGTCGCTGTCCAGGTTGCCGATCACCCAAGGCTGCTGTCCTCCTCGGCGTTCGCCTCGCTGTCCGGGTCGTCCTTGGTTCTCCCCTTCGCCTTCCTCGCCGCGGTCCCAGGCAGGAGCAAACGGTCGAAAGGGAGTTCCGCCGCCGCCTCGGCGCCGCACTTCGGGCACTCGGTGCGGATCGTGGTGTCCACCCCGCATTCGGCGGCATCGAACGCGGCGCGCAGCTCCTCGGCGTCGTCGCTCCCGAGGCCCGGCCAGTTGCCCTTGGGGCTTTCGCCGTCCAGCCAGTCGAGGATGTCCCGCTTCTCCACGCCCTCCACGCTCACGATCTGGGATCGCAGGTTGATCGACATTTCCCGCCCGGGGTGCTGCACGGTCATGCGCTCGATCAGATCCTCGGTGCCACCGGTCGCGAGGTTGAAGAACACCTTGCGATCGTCGATCGTGGTCTCGAAGGGCTGCCCGCTGCGCACGCGCTCGCGCGCATCCTCGGACAGCGGGATCATGGGCAGGTCCTTGCGGATCTGGACCTTCTCCTCCCACCGGTTGGCGCACTGGCGCTGCCGGCAGGTGAACCACATGTCGAACGTGTCGCCCTCTTTGTAGGACAGGGCGCGCAGCTCCAGGAGCGCCCACCAGAAATCGCCGCGCAGCATCTTGTCCCAGTCGGGGCGACCCTCGGCCAGCAGGAACGGATAGACACCGGGATCGACCACCCGCAGGGTGCAGCGGTTCAGCACCTCCACGAGCCCGTTCGGGGCGCCTTTCTTGTGCCGCTTGTTCGTCTGGGCCAGTCGGTTCTCGTCGGCGATCGAAACGGACCGCAGTTCCACCACGGCACTGGACGGCAGGATCACGGAATCGGTGCGCATGTTGCCTCCTTGCCCCACGCTGGGGGCCTGTTCCTTTACCTAGTGGCCGGCGCCGCAGGAGCCCAGGCGCCGAGGAGGCGGGGGCAGCCGGCGGCGGCGGCCGGCCCGAACACGGATCACGCGGGGACGCGCTCCCAGTATTCGGGCTGAATGATCACGGACTCGACCCGGTTCTCGTCCGCGTCGTTGTCCCAGTCTCCCGCGGCGTAGCGGCGGCAGTAGGCGTTGAAAACGGTATACCGCTCCAGCTCGCTGCCGTCCCTGTCCAGCTGCACGATATCGAACGTGCGGTACAGATCCGGCGTGTTCATCCCCGTGCCGCTGGCCGCGTCGTAGGTGTCGCGGATCCAGTTGTACAGGTCGAAATCGTCGGTCACCCCGCGCTCCATCGTGATCTCCGGGAACTTGACCGTCCCCGGGCTGTTGTGCGGGTGCAGGCGCCCGCCCTCGCGCAGCTCCACGTTGGCGATCTCGATCGCCAGCTCGCTGCACTTGGTGAACGCCGCACGGGCGATCCCGTCGATCTCGATCACGAACTTGAATTTCGTGTACCAGTTGGTGGGCGTGCCCATGTCCTCGATCCTCCTATCGGCTGGCGGTCAGGCCGCCACCTGTTCGACCTCGTGCCCTCGGCCGTGGCTTACGCGGCGGCCAGCGACTCCTCCAGCCCGCGCGTGTCCTGGGTGACCAGGATCACGATGAACTCGGCCGGCTTGTTCGTGGCCAAGCCGATCCTGACCGTGAGCACGCCAGCGAACACCGCGCTCGTCGGGTTGAGCTGGTCCGACACGTCCACGAAGAACGCCTCGGTCGGGTTGGTGGACCGGAAGGCCCCCTTCCCCATCTCGCGGATCAGGAACGCCCGGATCATGCGCTCGGCCCGCTTCCGGTTCTCCCGGTTGTTGAAGCGGTGCTTGAAGTAGACCATGGCCGAGGCCACGGCCTGCTCGATGAAAATCACGCCCCGGCGCTCGCCGATGTTCGGGAAGTTGCCCGTCGACTTCAGGGTGCGCCCGCCGTCGATATGCCAGCCGGTGCCGGGCAGCCGCGTGATCGGGTTGATCCGCTTGGGGTAGATCAGGTCGCGGGTGCTTTCCTTCTCCACCGGGTGCATGGAGCTGCCGCCCGGGTCGTCCTCCACGCCCATGAGGCCGCGGATCACGCCGAACGATCCGCCGACGCCGGCGGGGGACTCGTACACCCCGCCCAGCTTCTGGTCGTTCGCGGCGTACTTGCCGGCGATCCAGCCCGAGGGCGCGATCGTGATCGTGTCGCCCGTGCCGTACACCGACGGCTGCGGGTTCGACACCTTGATCCGCGGCCAGTAGATCGCGGCGAACTCGCTGGACTCCAGCAGGCTGGCGGTGGTCTCCACGTAGGTGACCATCTGCGCCGCCGTGTACTGGGCCGGGGGATCCAGAACGCAGAACATGGAGCCGTTCCGGTGCGTCTCGGCGTAGGTGATCATCCCCGCGTGCACGGCCGGCGTGGCGCGCCCCGGGACGATCAGGATCCGGCCGGTGTGCACCGTGTCGAACACGTACAGGCCGGTCGGCCCGACCTCGTTCCCGAGGTAGTCCGAATCGGCCAGCGCGACCATGCCGTCCCCGCCGCCCGCCAGCGCGGTGCTGGTCCCGTTCGCCGGGCGCTTCAGGACGGCGCTGTACGCCAGCAGCTGGTCGGTGACGTGCACCAGGTCGCTGCCGTAGGTGAGGTGGTTCACGCGGGTTTCCACCCAGTCGGCCGACGTCGCGTCCATCGTGACGTTCGGGAACGTCTCGCGGACCGCGCCGTTGACCAGCACCTTGAAGTTGAACGAGGCGGCGGCGCCGTTCGTCGCGGCCTCCACCTTGGTGGTGATCGCGTCGGTGTAGCTGCCCGGGGTCTTGCCCTCCACGAGGAGCGTGTCCTCGGGCGTGGCCGCGGCGCCGACGTGCGGATCGTGGTCCAGGCCGAAGTCGATCGTGCTCGTGCCCGCCACCTGGATCGACGCGCCGGCGCCGGTCGCGATGGTGTGGATCCGGGTGATCGTGTTGCCCGAGATCTCCACGTCCACCGCACCGACGAGCCCGGCCTCGGCCTCGATCACGGCCTCCACCTCCAGCGCCGTGACCGCGCTGTTGTCGTCCACGTTTCCCGTGGACGGGGTGACAGCGCCGAACGTCAGGTCGGTGGCCGTGCCGGCGCCCACCGCGATCGTGGCGCCCAGGCCCTTGCGGTCCGTGACGATCTTCGCATGGCCGGCGGCCTCCACGACCGAGACGCCGACGAGCTGGCCGTTCAGCTGGCTGATCACGTCGGCCACCGTGTAGGCGCCCAGCGCGCCGGACCCGGACCCGGAAAACACCACGGTCTGGATCTCGCCGTTGATCCCGAAGATCTTGGTGAGGCCGTCCAGATCCGCAATGTCGTAGGTGGCCGAGTCGGTGACGTCGGCCGCGGTCATGTGGAACGCGGCGGCGACGGCGCCGGCCCCGATGTTGATGTCGATGTGCATGCCGTCGGTCATCGCCCACGGCCCCGCGGTGCCCGGGCCGACCTGCGCCGGCGTGGCGCCGGTGCTGCTCGTCTGGAGCATCTTCGATCCCACGGTCGCGGTGTAGCTCGCCGGGTTGGTCAGGTCGGTGAAGTGACAGGTCCGGCCGATCCAGGCGAACGACCCGCCCTGGTAGAAGAACCCGTACACCGCCACGGCGAGATCCGACCAGGTGGTGAATCCGCCGAACGTGCGCACGTATTCGTCCCACGCCGTGGTCAGCGTGCGGTCGGCTATCGGTCCGCGCTCGGCCAGGCCGAGGGCCAACAGCACGGCGCTGGGGAGCGCCGGGACCGACGGGATCGCCGGCTCCTCCTCCAGGATCACGATTTTGCTTGCAAGTAGCTCGGTGCTCGCCATGGGCTCCTCCGTTCAGGCCGCCGCGCCGGCGGTCGGTGTTCCTACTTTCGGTCCGTCCGTTTTCCTGCGCTGTGCCTGGTCTCTACCTTGGGCGCCGGCTTCGGCCCCCCCGCGGTGGCCCTTCTCGGCGGCGTCGAAATGCGCACCTCGATGGACCTGAGCCGCTTGGCGATCTGGACGTCCGGCGCCTCCAGGACCTCGCCGGGCAGGTCGGACAGCTCGGCGGGGCTGGGCGGCAGCAGGAGGCTGGAGGGAACCCCCGTGGCCTTGTTGCACAGGCAGCGGCCCAGGCGGACGCACACCACGGCGTGCGGCAGCACGAACGAAAGCACGCGGCCGGTGCGGTTTTTCAAGGTGACGGTCGGTTCCATGGGCTTGCCTCCTGCTATGGTCCGGTCTGGGTTTCTTGTCCGATCGTCTCGGTCTCCCAACCGTACTGCACGAGTGTATCAAAGTCGCCCGCGAGTTGCACCCCCTTTATCAAAAGCCCGCAACTGATCAGCCGCAGATCGTCGGGGTGCGGTGCCGTTCCCACCTCGGGGAACCTGTCCCAGGGCATGGTGAACGGGTGCCGGTGCAGCGGGCTGGCTGGGTCGTTCGGGTCCTCCCGCACGTCCACCGTGGTGATCTCGCGGAACATCTCGGCGATCGCCGCGGCCATGGCGAGCGCCGGCCGCGTCCCGCTGATCCAGGCGTTCACGTCGAACCCCAGATCGACGGTCACGGGGACGGGTGCGCGCCCCCACACGCGAGGGTCGGTCGGGTCCCTCGCCTCGTCCTCGCGGTTCACGGTGCTGAACCTGTTGATCGGCATGCGGGGCCCGACCAGGTACACCACTGGGGCCTCGGCTTTCGCTCGCGCCACGTGCGCCGGGTCGTCGCTGTAGTCGCGGCCAGACACGACCACGGTGTTCTCCAGCACGTGGATCCTGAACAGGTTGATCAGCGACTCCACCACGCGGGTGAGGTGCCCTGAACCGTCCAGCGCCGGGCG